TGATTGCCCTACTAAAACCAGTTCTTCTTACCTTTCTTAGATCCAAAGCAATTCGTCAACTTGCTCTTGATCTTGTTCGTGCCTGTGTAACAAAAACAGACAATGATGTCGATGATAAATTATGCGATATGTTGGAGCAAGCCCTTTTCCCAGGTAAATGACACATAAAGAATTTTTCAATGTTCTTATTGGTAAACCACCTGCTGAAATAGAACTAGAAATAGAAATAAGAAAAAGAGAAGTAGAAGCTTTACCAGACTTTGTGATGAAACAATATTGCCTTGATCTGGTAAAAGAAAACAAACTGCAAGATTTTTTAATCATGGCAGCGATGCAACGTATTACTGAAACAGAAACTAAGCTGTTAAGAGTTGAAATGGCTTTGCATCATCGTACTAAAAATCTAAAACAAAAGAAAAAATTAACTTTAATCGACAGATTCAAGGCTATGTTGAGCGTGTTCAGATGATCTTTTATCATCCCATAAGACTTTGTAATAGTATTTTTTAACACCAACCTTGTTAACTCTTGTAAGAGCTTCTGTGATGCTTCCTCTTTTTATTTTGTACTTATTAGAAAATCCTGTTGTAAATTTTCTTATGACACGATCATCAAGGTTAAACCGTTGACCTATTAACGCATTGGGCATAATTTGCTAAAAAATAGTATATTAGTTTCAACAGACATTGTACCTATGGCAGATAACAAGAAAATAAAATTATTAGAAACTCTTCATACAGTTCTTATTCGAGAACTATTAGGACGGATAGAAAGCGGAGAAGCAAAACCAGGTGATCTTAACGTAGCTAGACAGTTGTTAAAAGATAATGGTATCGAGTGCATACCAACAGAGAAGAGTCCTATGGAAGATCTCATGTCAAACCTTCCAGACCTTGATGTAATCCCCAGTATAGAAAGATAATTTGAAAGTTCTTGTTGCTTGTGAATACTCTGGCAGAGTACGAGATGCCTTTATAGCACAGGGGCATGATGCAATAAGCTGTGATTTGTTACCTACAGAAGTAGAAGGACCACATTACGAAGGAGATGTAAGAGATATTCTTTATGATGGTTTTGATTTAATGATTGCACACCCCAGTTGTCAGCACCTCGCTGTCTCTGGTAGCCGCCATTTCTGGAAAAAGCAAAAGGAACAAAAAGAATCTCTTGATTTTGTAAGACTGTTAATGAACGCACCAATTAAAAGATGGTGTATAGAAAACCCTGTCAGCATCATCAGTTCTGCCATAAGACCAGCAGATCAGACAATACAACCTTGGATGTTTGGGCATGGAGAAACCAAGGCAACCTGCCTATGGCTAAAGAATCTACCAAAACTAAGACCTACAAACATAGTTGAGGGTAGAGAACCAAGAGTACATATGATGCCACCAGGACCTGACAGGTGGAAAAACAGGTCACGAACTTATAATGGGATAGCACTGGCAATGAGCCAGCAATGGACAGAAGATGCACCTCTTCAGTTAAACTTTCTTGAACAATATGCAACCGCTTCCTGAGAAACTACAAGACTTTAGATATTTCCTGATCATTACCTGGCGACATCTTAACCTGCCTGATCCTACACCTGTTCAATTAGACATAGCTGAATACTTACAATACGGTCCCAGAAGAAAAATTATACAGGCTTTTAGAGGTGTCGGTAAAAGTTGGATCACATCTACCTACGTTGTGTGGAAACTACGGATGAATCCACAACTAAAGTTCCTTGTTGTCTCTGCAAGTAAAGACAGAGCAGATAATTTTAGTACATTTACCATGCGTCTTATAAACGAGATGCCAATATTAGCTCCACTACGTCCAGAAGACTCTCAGAGAAACTCTAAGATAAGTTTTGATGTTGGCCCTGCTCAAGCTGACCATGCCCCTTCTGTAAAGTCTCAGGGTGTTCTGGGACAAATGGCTGGTAGTAGAGCAGATGAGGTAATTGCAGATGATGTAGAGGTTCCAAATAATTCTTTTACCCAACCGATGAGAGACAAGTTATCAGAAGCTGTAAAAGAATTTGATGCCATTCTTAAACCAAACGGTAAAATAACCTTTCTTGGTACACCACAAACAGAACAATCTCTCTACTTAACACTAGAAGAACGTGGATATACAACTCGCATCTGGACTGCACGTTATCCAGACCTTAAAAACAACTATGGGGATAGAC